GGAAATTTTATTAAAAACAATCTTCATATACTTTGCGATCTTGGGAGCATATTTTTCTAATAAAGCCTGTATTTTTTCCTGTGTATCACTAACACTTCCTGCTATACCACTAACACTTCCTCCTATATCACCAACACTTCCTGCTATATCACCAATACCACCAATACTTCCTGTTATATCACTTGCTTGCCCCACCACATTAGTTACTTGTCCTGCTACGTCACTTACTTGTCCTACAATACCGCTGATTTGTGAAGTAACTTCAGAAACAGCATCCACATAAGATGATGCTGTTTGTAAAATTTTATCAATCTCTTTAGTGAGATTTTCAATATCAGTCTGCATTCCTTTCATCGCAGATCCAGGAAGATCACAGGGACTTAACATCACAGTTTTTTTGAGATATAAGTCTAATCTTTTTACATCAGCAGCACTTTGTTGGTGAACAGCATCAGCACTTTCTTTAGTTGCTCCTGGTACTGCTGGTGATGCTGGTGATGCTGCTGCTTCTGCTTCTTGTCTTGTTGCTGCAGCAGTCGCATTTCTAATTCTTGCTTCTCTTATTGCTCCAGTTTCACCAAGTCTATCTGCTTCTGCTCTTGCTGATTGTGCCGCATTCAGTTCTGCTTTTGTTGGGGGTCTTGGACTTCTACCATCTATAGATGGAGTTCCTGGTGGTTTTGGTTTTGTCGATACTTTATCATCATCAGGAACTCTTCTATTTGTATCAGTATTTCCACTCGCAGATACAGCATTTCCACTGGTTGCAAGACTTCCTGGTTGAGTATTGGTTACTCTTCCGTCACCAATTTTTGTTGCAAGTTGTGTTTGAGCATTATTACCAAGCACTCCCATAATCACAGGAACTTGTTGCTCCTGACCATCTAAAAAGAAGCCAAATACCATATTTCCTTGACGGAGATTTGGTGTTTGACCTGAAGCTCCTTGGCCACCACCAGCAGTCACAGGATACATTACCTGTGCCCAAGGAAGTTGATCTGATGGTATTTCAGTTTCTCCTTGATCGTGAAGACCTATAATTCTTACCTTATATCTTCTACCCCATCCAGGAATTTGATCTGCACTTTCAAACTTTCCGGGTAGTATATTATCACGCCAAGTTGCATCATCGGCAATTTGACCTACCCACCAATTAAAACTTGCACCAAGAAACCCAGAGTTAAAAAGAGATCCACCTTCCATTAATTGTTAAACCTCATATATTTTACATTCAATAGCATCAGGATGAGCATCACAGTATAATTCTAATGGAGTTGGAACAAGTTTATCTTGAGAGGGTATTCCAATAGATTTCTCAAGCGATTTTAATTCTTCTTTTTTATCTTGTCCAATATAGTTTTGTGCTCTATCCATAATGGTGTGTACTGTAATATTAGTTATTTAGATTGGATTTGTTGGAGATCCTTTTCTTCCAATAGAATCTCTACTCAAAGTTAACTTAGTATATCCACCAAATCTTAGACTAATATAATGACACAATTTAGCAATAACATAATATCCACCCAATTGTTTATCCATGGAATTTCTATCTTCTGGATTATTTTGTGGTACATCAATTAAAATATAATCTCCAGCATGTAAACTAAAATCACCAGTAATGGTAATTTCAACGGCAGCAGAAAAAAACTGATTATATCTCATTGTTGATTGACTTAGTATATTTTTTGGATCAAAGTTTTCTTGTTTTGACTTTTCAATTTGTTGTTTTGTATTACCAGTAGGAAGAGTTCCTTTATCTATTATCATATATTGAGTTCTGGTATAATCTTTATTTTTTCCTTCAACATTAAATTCTTTGTTATATTTTGGTAAGTTTTTACCTGCTGTTTGGAGATTTTTTTCTGATCCCAATTCTGCACTCTCTCCTTGAGTATTTGGAGTTACTACTTCATAATAACAATTAAAAGGATCAAACAATACTGTTCTAGTTGAGTAAGTTCCAATCTGTAGTTTTGATTGAACACTTCCTGCAGTGCTACCTAAATTATATTCTAATATTTTTCCGTTATATTCTGGAGGAATGGTTGTCCCTCTACCATCAGATGTTTCATTATAAACTAAACTTTTATAATTTTTCTTTCCACCACCAGGCTCATACTCAGACAATAATCCTTCAACAGACTTAAATTTAAATCCTTCTGATGTCTCAAAGAAAAAGAATCCCGCAGTATTTCCTTTAGCATTTTTTATATTAGGAACTGCTTTTCTTGCCATGGTTAGAATTGTAGCAAATCCATGATGATTAACTCCACAATAATTATATTCCCCAACAGTTTCTTCTATATCTAATTTCTTTTTAGTTTTGAATGTCTCTTTAAGTATTTTTGTTACATGATCAGATATTTTTCCATCTAATCTATAATTAACAACTGTCTTATAATTAAAAATAAGTTCTTTAGAAACAAGATTTACTGTGATCAAAGATTTTCTAGGTTCTTTAGATGGTGCAGATATAAAATCAGAGTAAACTGTAACTGATATTTCTTTTTCATTCGGATCTGATAATTTAAGTTCAACCTTTTCGGTTCCTACTAACTGTAAGGCTTCCATTGCGGTTTTTAAAGTATTGTCTTTATTGATTGTTGCAGTATCAGCAAACATAATATCAACTTTTATACTAGGACTCAAAACATCCTCAAAATAATATAAGTCAGTGATAAGACTTCCTATATCAGCCTGCGTTTTTTCATCATTAGAATATACCAAACATTTTTTAATGTCAAATTCTTTAGATTGTGCCGCAGTGATTGGAGTATTAAACATCTTTTAAACTTTTTCTTACTACTATTTACCTAACATATTTCAGTAAAATCATAAGAAGGATCATCACCATTATTTCCACTATAAATTCCACCAGATCCGATAGGAATAACTTGTGGTGGTAGCATGACTATTTGACTCTGTGGAACATTATATGTATAGTCATGCTCAGTTTCTAGAAATCCATCTTCAGTATATTGACTTAAAATAGACATTAGACTCTGTGATGCTCTTTGTCTTTGAGTGATTGTTTCAGTTTGATTAATAATATCATAAAAATTAATTCCAAATAATTTTACAGAATCAGCATCAATTACATATTCGCCTGGGTGAGTTAATACATCTTGAGTTTTGTCAATATAACCACCATGAAGTGCTTGTTTTAAACCCCCAAAAGAAGCAATAAACTGATTATGTTTTGTTCTTCTACCAGACTTTACATAAGCAGCAGGTCTTTCCCATTTATTCATCCACCATTCAGCAGATTCTTGTGGAGAAGAGAAGGAAATTCCAAGATACTCTGGTGCTCTATCTTCCTTAACAGCATATGAAATTTGTCCCCTCCAGTCGGTTTTATAATTTGGAACCGCTCTCAAAAACTTTAGTTTTCTATCATTATCAGAATACTGGAAGAGACCAACTCCAGGTCCACCACTTTCAGATTCACCAGGAACAAAATCACTTTCTCCTTTAATATTTGCAAGTATTCCTAAAGCATGTGTATGAGAAACTCCCAAACTCTTTAAGTAATCGTATATAAGTTTTGGATTAACCGCACCAGAAGAAACTTTATAATCTGAAGAAACTTCACCCTTTCCTGCCGCCTCAACATCTCTATCTCTTTTTGTTTTTAATTCAGCATAATCAGTTGCAGTTCCATCAACTCCATCCGCTGCTCCTTTATAACCACCATAAAAATAAAATCCATATTTCTTTATCATTTGGTCTAACTTTTGATTTAAGTTTCCATTCTTTTCACTAAATGAATTAGAAACGCCAAGAACACGAACTCTTGCCCCAATCGATTTTAGATATGAAAGTTGTGCCTCAACGGAAACAAGATCTCCTGGAGAGTTGGCAATACCAGTTGATAAATCAATGAGCATTCCTTTAAGAGCATCACCTTTTGCTTGAAGTATTTTTAAAACATTTGCAGAACTACGACCTACTTGAGTATCACTGCCATTATCACCATTACCAGATCTTCCAGCAAATCCGTGAGCGATACTATCACCAATTACAAATTGTGCTTGTCCAGCAAACTCAGCAAGAGGATTTGTTCCAGCACCTTCACCTTTTTGTGCTGATGGTGAAACTGCTGACCCATCTCCAGTTCCAGATCTCAAACCAAATTGAGAAATTAATGCAGACCTCAACTCTTTCAATGGTGTCATCATAGTTTCTTGTATGGTTCTTGCTGCCCAACTCAAAATATCAACTGCCCCAATTTTATCAGCAAGTGTTTCTTTTGTACCTGGAACAAATATATTAGAAAGAATATTATTGAATAAGTTATTGACTGCCGCTGCAAGAGCAACAGAATTAGAAAAAGCAGATCCATCACCCATAATGATTTTAATTGGAACCAGCAAGAATGGTTTTATAAAATTACCAATAGAAGCAACACCATAAGATTTTGTTAAATATCGAAAAGGACTTACATATTTTGAGTCCTCTGGATTTGGAAAAAAGGTTTCAATATTAGAAATACCAGTGGGTTTACCTGTAGTAGGATTCATATAAGGTGTTGATCCGCCAACATCAGCACCAGGATTCAAAGGAGAAACTGGAATCTCAATTGTTCTTGCTACTGATTTTTTAACTCCGGTTCGTCCAATAGCACCACCAACTAGTTCACCACCTCTAGATACGGAACCACCTTCCGCATATCCAAAAGATTTGACACTTCCGCCACCATACATCCTATTCATCATTCCTTTCTGGGCGGCATCATCTCCATAGATATTTCCCCAAGATCCTTTTTCTTTTGCAAGAAGTCCAAAACTTAAAGTATTGGTGAGTTGGCGAAATTGTTCTCTCACTCTGGCATCAAATTTACCCAGATTTTCTCTTTGAGTTTGTATACCTTTAGCATCACCAGTTAAAGACATAATACCAAAATTAATTAATTCACCAAGATATCTAAATGGTGCTCCAATAATATCCAATAATGATCCAATCGCAGTAGAAACAAAATTATAAAACTTAAGTCCAGGAAGAGCAAAATTAGAATATGTATTAAGTTTGATAGCTCTTGTTATAGGATTCTTATCTTCTTGTGCTTCTTTGAGTTTATCTGCAACTTGCCTCTCCAAATTTTGAGCAAACTTTCTTTGTTGAAATGCTAACTCACCTAAAATAGCAGATGCAGTTCCAACAAGAAGAATTGGATTAGCGCGACCTGCAATATTAGCAATTTTACCAGCAACAGATTGAATAGCAGATCTAAATCCTTGTCTTTTTGCTACTTGTTCAACAACTTCTTGTCCGATTTCATTAAGAGTTGATTGATTGGAATCCGTTTGTGCTTTTAGTACAATCAGATCTGAAAAGAGCATACCTGCAATGAACATTCCGTTCATTACTTTATTTGCTATTCCTAATGTTTTTTCATAATTTTCTACACCAGTATCACCACCTAAAATTTTTGCCTGTTGCTTACCGAAATCAATTATTTGATATGCCTTATCAATAAAAGTTGCCATTGCATTTAAAATGGTTCCAGCAAACTCAATTCCAAAATTACCAATTTTAAGAGTTGTAATTAATAGTCCTTTAAGTTTTGGTAAATGTGGTAATAACTTAAGAGTTAATGCGCCAAATAAAACAGAAAATAAAAAATTCTTTATGAAGTCAAGAAATCCAAGTCTAGGAGTTTGGATTTTATTTGATACTAATTTTTCAGTTCCTTTTGTCTCTAGTTTTTTCTCTGCTTGTTCTCTGCGTCCCAGTTCTTGAAGTTTTATTTTTTGTTTAAGTGCAACAGTTTTGAACTTATTTCTTTGCCCTACAAGTTTTTCAACACGAATTACTTGTTTTTTAATAATAAATGTAGTTGGATTTTTGAGTGGTTGATATGCCATATCTTATTCAACGTTCCAATACATCATATTCATAATTACTCTCACCACCAGAAGATCCAAAACTACTAGATCCTGCTGGTATGTAAATTGGAGGAGATGGAAGATAAGTAATTTCATCACCTTCGTAAATAACTTCAGGTCTTTGATCTATTTTTCTTCCAGTGTATTTACTAAGATGTTGCATTAATTGAGAAGATTTTTCTGTTCTTTGTTTTTCATTCTCAACACCATTAATCATACTATAGAAAGGGATTCCACCAAATAAATCAACAGAGTCTTTATCAATTACATACTCACCTTTGTGAAGTAATCTTATGCCTCCAGATAATGTTGGTCCACCACCTTCTCTAGATCCAGTTGATCCAGTCGCTCCATGCCCAACAAAAGCATTTGTACCAAGAATTCTTGCAGCATTTCCAAAACCATGAACACTACTTACAACAGGTCCAACTGCAAGAGGAAATCTTATTCCGGCGGCACCAGCAAGATCGATTCCTCCCCAAGAACCTCCTCTAGATCTAGTCGCATGTCCAACTTGTTCTTTAATAATATATTTGTTTATTGTGGAATCATCTGGAGGAGATCCTGGATTTATAGAAATGCCTGCATTTGTGAGTGTAATTGGAATTTTATTTTTAATAAACCCTTTAATGGTTTGAAAAGCAGCTCCTCTAGAGGATGCTTTTCCTTGTTCGGTTTTTCTCCCAATCCACTTATCTCCATTTGGATCATAAATTTCAGTTGGTCCAATGTGAAAGTGTGGTCCGGTTGATTCTCCAGTACTTCCTTGAATAAAAGTTCCTGTACCTAATTGTGTAGCTCCAGAAATATCTCCAGGATCTCCAGAGGGAATATCAGGATCGCAAATACAAGGATCTACATTTGCTGCAGGAGAACTTGGGGAGATTGTACTACCACCACCCGCTCTAATTTGTGATAAACGAGTCATAAAAGCAGGTCTGGATATATGTGCTTTGTTTCTCCCTGCATATCGGTCGGGATAAGTTCCACCACTCCTATGAGGAAGACCTCTCCAAGTTGCAGAAAGACGATCACCAAACTCTTCATTACTCATTTGTCCACTTCTCCATCGGGAAAATCCATGACCTGAATAAAGCATTTTTAATGCTACCCTGTCTTGCAATTCTGGAGTAAATTTATCACTCCCCTTGCCACCAGCAGCAATTACACGCTCTTTAAGATACTCAGGCATTTGTTGGTATCGACCAATCGCACCATTTGCATTTGCCACCAACCAATCAACTGTCATTTGAGTTGGTTTTCCTGCAGTGGCACCTCTAGACACGTTCATTGTATCATAACTTTGTGCTTCGACAGATGAAATCAAATCAAGAATTGCCTTATCAACAGAATCTCCATATACAGACTGACCGCTGCCAGTATCACAAGCAGCGGCACATGGATCTGCTTCAGTTCCAGTAGCATCTCCAGGAACTGGTGCGAGACCAACCTGATCTCTCAATAGATTTAAGATACCAGAAAGTGGATTTTTCATTGATTTCATTAAAAAAGTAGAAATCACACCAGTAAATTGATTATAATCAAGAACATTTAATAAAGAATTATAAGCAACTGGATTTTGATCTTGAAGACCTCTCAACATAAAACCAGATAAAGATCTTCCTGCATTATCATAATCCATTTTTGAAACCTGATCTCCTAACAATGTCTTGGTTGTTAGCGCCATTACAGGTCCAATATCTGCAGCACCTTGAATACTATCATGAGCATTTCCCATATATTCATAACGATTCATTCTTCCTGGATCGTCAATTGATCCAGGAAAAACTTTTGCAAAATTAAGTTCTCCACCAATAGAAGAACCAATATTTAATTCACTTTTTTTTGATGTTTCTGTTCTTTCAATATTAATTTCTTTAACTTCAGTTCTTTCAATTAAAACTGGACCACCAGAAGCATACTTTTTGACTTTTATAACTCTCCCACCACCATAATATCCCATATCTTTAACTGCCTTTTCACCATAAAGACTCCCAAAAGATCCGGGAGTTTGTAATTTTTTTGCAATATCATTCTTACCAAAAAACTTAAACAGTGGAGAAAAAAGTCCAGAAAATCTTCTCAAATTTTCTCTCACTCTAGCATCAAACTTACCAAGATTCGTTGCCTGTTTTTCTAATCCACTTTTATCATCAAAAAGTTTCATAAATCCACCGCGAATCAATTCAATACCATATCTAAAAGGAGCACCAAGAATATCAAAAATGGTTCCAACACCTTCAACAATTCCCAAAGGAATACTAAAGAGAGAAGATGCAGGTCCAGAAATAGATTTTATTCCTTTTACCCATCTAGTGAGTTGAAATATTCCTTCTCCCGCAGCAGATAAAAGTAAACCTGCACCAACAACAACTCCACCTGCTGCAAGAGGACCCATTGCCTTAACTGCTGCTACACTAGCAGTTCTTTGTGCCGTGGCAGTTGCAACTTCGGTTGATACAGTATCTTTAATCGTATCAACGGTTTTATTAAAAACACTCTGTCCACTTTTCATCCCACCAAATATATTGAAATCACTGAAAAGCATTCCAGCAATCAACATTTGGTTGATTAACTTGGTGCTTTCACCAGTCATTTTATCTAAACCTTGTATTGCCTTATCACCACCAATTTTACCAACTATCTTTCTTGCGTGATCATATCCCTTATATCCATAATCAATAAATGTGACAAGACCATTAAGTATACTTCCAGCAACATCTATAATGAAATTACCTGCCTTTAGAATACCAATAAAAACACTTTTTAATTGTGGAAGATACTTCAGTAATCTTAAAGCAAAAAAACCAAGTAATACATTTACTATAAAATTTTTGAGAGCATCAAGAAATCCTAGTCTTTTAGCAACTGATCTTATAGGTTTTCCTAAAAATGCCAGAGGTCTCTCTAGAACTTTTTCATAATTTATAAATCTTTCTCTTTCGGCATTACTTCTTTTTAAATTGATTCTTTTTTGCTGAACATTTAAGGTAGATTTTAACAGTTTCTCTTTACTGATAAACTGTGTTTTTATAGATTTTAAAGTACCGGTTAAAGGAGAAACTATTGGTGCCATTATTTAATTCCTAATTGCTTCGCCGTTTTTGAATTTGATTTACCAGAAGGAAGTGATGGAATGAATGGTTTTGCACCACCACCTCTTGCTCCACCCATTCCACCACCAGCAACTGGTGGTCTACTAATTACTTTTGGTGCTGGTTTTGGTGTGGGTGTAATTGGTTTTTGTTTTGGTGGAGTCTTTACAATATTTGCAGAGGATACTGATTTTACAGATTCATTAAATCTCCGTGGAGTTGCATTTTTAGGTCTATTTGTTCCACCTCCAGCAGCATTCATACTCTCAAGAGTATTCACGCCAAACTCTTGTACTGCACCTGGAGACATTACAAACTCATTACGAGTTAACATAGCAGGAACATTATCAATTCCTTCTTTACCTCTTACCAATCCACCACCAAAAAATGCAGGCAGATTTGATTTTTTGTCCCCAAAAATAAATTTATTAATACCGCCGAAAATATTATCAAGTAAACCGGATGATTTTGTTTTCTCTTTTGGTTTAGAATCAGTTTTTTGCACATTAACTTTTGATAAATTTTTTGGCCCATCTAATATTAACTTTTTTTCAAGAGAAAGTCTTGATGCGCTCGGTCCACGTCTCTTTACTGCATGTTCTGCGGCAGATAACATATTACCCGTTTTTAATGCATCTGTAAGATTTGGGTATGCTCCAATAGGCCCATTTGGTGCATTATATCCAACCAATAGAATTCCTGCCTTTTGGTTGTCACTCATCTTATTCCATGTTGGAATTTTTTTACTATATTCTTTTGCAAGATTTAAAATATTAACATTTAAAATACTATCTGCTCGTGATCTTGTAATGCTATCTCCACTTTTAACAGGATTTTTCCCATTTAGAATACTATCATAATAAGTTGATCCCCATCCTATAGTGGGAATTTTATATTTGTCCCCATAAGAATAAAGAGGAGTATTTGATTTAACTGAACTCCAGGGTTTTGAACTAAGGACACTTTGTCCACCAGGTTTAATAAAATCATTTTCCCCTTTTGTAAGTGAAGATAAGGCTTCATCTTCTTTTATATGATGAGATGCTTTTCCAATAAATCCACCACCCTCCGCATAAATTTTTCTATTTACTATTTTTGGTCTATTTGTTCCACCTCCAGCAGCATTCATACTCTCAAGAGTATTCACGCCAAACTTTTGTACTGCTCCACGAGACATTACAAACTCGCCATCAGTAAGCATTGCAGGAACCTTATCTATTCCTTTAGGTCCTGATACAATACCAGGAAATCCATGAAGTAAACTTGCAAATCCACCAGATCCAAAAAGTTGTGTAAGAATACCTAACTTAGAATCAACTTGCCCACCAGATGCTGCAAGCATAGTCTTAAAATCAATCAGTCCACCACCAAATGCTTCTGCTATTGGAAGTGCTGGTGCTGGTGGAACTTCAATTTGTGGTGCTCCTTCTTCACCACCCTCCATCATATTTTTTGCAATCACTGCTCCACCAGCAGCGACAGCACCTCCAACAACTAACTTAGCAAGAATTCCTTTTAATCCACCACCCCTACCACCAAGAGCAGATAATGCAGTGCCTGCTTTCTTTAATCCAATTGCTTTTGCAATAGCACCAGTAAGATTTAATGCTACTGTACCAAGAAACCTTACACTTCGAGCAGCAATTCCAACAAGACTTCTTACAGCCCTACCAAATCCAGTTCCAAAAAGAATGTATCCTGCAATTAGACTTGGCCACCAGTCTCTTAAAAATCTGGCAATAGATCTAACTTTACTTTGATTTTCCGGATTTGCAAACCAATTAATTAGGTTTAATAGTGCTTTTCCCAAAAACAGAGTAACAAAAAATTGTATAATTTGATCTAATATATTTTTTACTGGAGCAACAATTGCCTGAGTTGCATTTTTAACCACAGCAAATGAACCTTCTAAACCCAGTTCTATTTTTTTTCTTCTTGCTACTTCTTGATTCTTTCTTTCTTGATTTGCTTCGTTAGTGACTTGAGTATTTTGTTGAGTTAAAAGTTGTAAAATTCTTGTTAATGATTTTGATATATCTTGAAGAGCTGCAGTATCTGCAGGAGCAGCAATTAACTGTTGTTGTGGAGCAACTTTAGTAGATTGAACTGAAGTTGTTTTCCCTAAAAGTTTTTGTTGATTGACTGCCATTCTATTTGGTTATTAAAAATTTGTTTTTTGTTGCTGCTTCAATTGTTCCTCTTCAAGATGTTGCTGCAATAATCCAACATAGATGTCTCTTTCCCAAGGTATCATATTTTCAATTTCCCACAATGAATATTTATGGTACTGCATCAACGCAAAGTTTAATCTATAATAACTTTCAAGATCCATATGGACCATCCCTATGCGAAAAAACTGGCTAACCCTTCTAAAACAACTTCGTTTTCTACTTTAGTTTTTGGATTTATAACAGAAATTTTATGCGAAAGTTTTGGCATTGTTTCAAAGAACTTTTCAATTTCTTTGAACTGTGAAGAATTCATAGATTCCAAAAATTCAGTGAGTTCTTTTTTGGTTACATCTGCAGTAGACCACACTTCATCTTGAGTATAAATTTTATCGATACAAGTTGAAATTAAATCGAAAGATTGTTCCATTGCATTTTCATTATTGAAATCAAAGTTGTTTTTAATAAACTGTTCAAGTGATGGATATTTCATTTCCATCATAATACTTTTATCTACTTTAATTTTATTAGTATGCTCTTCATTTTTTACAACTTTAATATCATCTAAATTAATACTCACACTTACATTAGTTTCATTATCATCTGGACAAATGATATTAACATCTACTTGTTCACCAACAGACTTTCCTCTAATATTTAAGAAAAGATATTCAATATCGAATGTTGGTAAAGTTTCAACTTTAACATCTTTTGTAGAAATACAGTTCTTGATTACAACCTTAATAGCATTAGTGATTTGCTTTGTGTCCTCACTTTCCAAAGCAATGACTAAAAGTTTTTCTTCTTTAACTAGAAAAGGTCTGTATTTGATTGTCTGTCCAGATGATGGCAACTCAAGTTCATAAGTTGGTGTAGAAATTCGAGGAAGCGGCATAATATCCTATAATAATCTTAGGTGTGATTATTTATCTCTAAACATTGAGATTAAAATTTCCAGAGTATGCATCCTGTACGCTAATAGAATTTCCAGAAGCGGCAGCAGAATTAAAATTAACTCCACCCGTTGTAGTTCTAGTTCCTAACACCGACGTTAAATCAATATTAGGATTAAATGCTTGTGAATTTATTGCAGCTAATTGGTCTGTGGTAAGATTAAAATTTTGAGTTGATGTAGTTTCTGGTGGTGCAGTTGGAACTTGTGGTGGTGTCACATAATATCTAATGTATGAAAGAGAAACAGTACACTTTAGCAAGGAAGAAGTATCATATGATACTGGCATAGAATTTAAAGCAATTGGAAATACATTCACAAAATTATAAGTTAATGTACCTCCTCTAATACCTTTAGCACCACCAAGACTACTTCTTTCAAACTTTGTGACCGTAAGTCCTTGTTTTAAAATATACTGATCAGGATAATTCATTCTATAAAAATAATTTTCTTCTTTAACACCCGAACGACCACTTTCACTAGAAGCAATTTGTTCTCCTGCAATATACTTCATCCATACTTCAAAAAATCTAATTGGTAAATAATCTTCAGCATTAACATAAAAACTCAAATCAATTCTATCATCATACAATCTCCTATATGCGTGTCTATGAATTGATCCATAGTAATCACCAGTAATATCATGAGTTGTAAAAGTAGAACCTGGAAGTAAGGCATCAGAACAAAGAAGATTTAATTTTCCCTGATTTGTACCAAATTTAACTCCATTTTGACTGAGATATTTGTCTTTTAATCCAGATGGTGCATCAATAGTAACTTCAAAATGAGAAGTTGTTGCTGGATTTAAAAGTGCCGATTTAATGTCAGCAATGCTCTTTGCGGAAGGCATTTATAAATACTTTTATTGATATATTATGTATAATCAAAAATAAAGAAAATGCCAAGAGATTCAAAATATCATCAAGGAAGATTTCATCCACAGAATCCAAAAAAATATATTGGAGATGTTCAAAATATAATCTATCGTAGTAGTTGGGAACTTAAGTTTATGCAGTGGTGTGATAGATCTCCTAATATTATTCGTTATGGATCTGAAGAGTTCTGTATACCTTATTATAACCCAGTGAAACAAAAAGTATGTAGATATTTTCCAGATTTTATTATTGAAGTATTAGAAAGTAATGCAAAAGTACAAAAGTATGTAATAGAAATAAAACCAAAACGACAAACCATTCCCCCCGTACAAGGAAAAAAGAAAAATAAGACATACATTAATGAAGTAAATACTTATGCAGTGAATCAATCCAAGTGGAAATCAATTCAGGAATGGTGTGATGATCATCTAATCAAATTCCGCGTAATCACCGAGCAAGAATTAGGAATTAAATAATGGCAGAAGGTTTTGGGCAGTATATCAATTCAGGTTCAACGCCAAGAGTTAAAGAACTTAAAAAAAGAATTAAATCTTCAGGAATTAAAGATCCTGAAGATTTAATGCTCATCATATTAGATATTTTTAAAGATGTGGTAATGATACCTGAGGTTGGAAAGTTTTATACATTTGTTTATAATGCGAAAACGCCAGGATTAGAATATGATCAACATCCTTTGATTGCTTGTACAGAAATTAAAAGATGGGGATTTATAGGAATTAATTTTCATTGGAGAAAGTATAGAAATTATACATGGAATGAAGTTGCAGGACAACTTCATATTGTAAAATATGAAGAACTAGATGAGTTAAACTCATTACAGTATGGAAAATTTCTACTAAATAAATAAAACTCTTAGTGTTTGATGGCAACAACGACTAGCAAACCATCTAAAGTGGGAAGTAATTTCTATACTACATCAGTTACAACTAATACTGATGGGTCTTTAAAATCGACTACATTTAGAACTGATGCTCAGGGAAATAACGGAGTACCAGTATCATCCGTTAATACGACAAGCACTGGTAAGTCAACTCGTACATTTGAAAGTGGCGCGACAGCAACAGAAAAAACCGCATTTAGTAATCCAAACTCACCAGAAAGACAAGCATATAAACAACAAGTTCAATCACAGAATCCATATGGTAATAATCCACCTGCAGAGAAACAGAAACTGATAAATGCTAATGCAGAAAATCCTAATAAAGCAATAACATCTCCAAATGCTGATGAAAGTCAAAAAGCATCGCCATCAACACCAGAAGAAAAATCTGCATTTAATCAAGAAAATAAATATAGATCTGGAACAAGAGAAAAATATGACGATGATTTAATTTATCCTTTAAAATTAAGTTCTGAATTACAAGATGTTATAAAATTTACAATTTTAAAATATTCACCATCTTTAGCAAAACAGAATCAATCCTCTACTCAGTTTGGAAGTAGCAAATCAAGAGTTGTTACTTTAGAAAGTGGAATACCCATCATAAAAGGATCAACTTCAATTGGAAATATAATTCTTCCAATACCAGCAGGAATTAGTGATACAAATAGTGTTGGTTGGAATGATGACACTCTTAATGTTCTACAAGCAGAAGCTTCTAAAGTTGCTTTAGGATTTTTTGATAATGGAGTTGATGGTGCTGGTGCAGCAATAGATAATACATTAAATAAAGCAAAAGGAGCAGAAGGAGATTTAGGAACTTTAGTAAAATCCGCATTTACAAAAATAGCCACACAAGGTGCTAACGTTGCGGGAAGGGCTTTTGGGGTAGTATCAAACAACAATTTAGAACTTCTTTTTAGTGGACCAAGTTTAAGAAGTTTTAACTTCACGTTTTCTTTCTATCCAAGAGGTGAGGATGAAGCAATCAGAGTTAGAAAAATTATTCGTACATTTAAACAATCAATGTCAGTAAAAAGAAGCGACACTTCATTACTTCTAAAAGCACCTCATACTTTTGCAATTTCATATATAACAGGAAAAAAAGCACAACCATATTTGAATAGATTTAAGGAATGTGCTCTTGTTTCTTGTTCTGTAGATTATACTCCAGATGGAACTTATATGACTTATGGTGGAAAAGAAAACTCAATGACAGCATATAGGTTATCTTTACAGTTTCAGGAACTTGAACCTATTTTTGATGATGAATATGGACTAGACTACGATAACATAGGTTTCTAAAATGGCAAATTACTTCAGTTATCTTCCAGATTTTGATTATGTTAGTAGACTTCCGGATGCTAAAATTGGAGACTATACTATAGTAAAAAATCTTTTTAAGAAAGGAAAAATACGTGATGATATTTTCAAGAATCTATCATTTTTTGAAAAATATAAAATTATAGGAAATAATAGACCGGATAATGTTGCTTTGGAAGTCTATGGTGATGCAACTTTAGACTGGATTATTTTACTATCCAATAATATTTTGAATATACAAACAGAGTGGCCATTGCCACAGACTGATTTTGATAGATTTCTTTTAGATAAGTATGGTGATTATGATATTCTTTATAATGGAATCCATCATTATGAAACTCAAGAAATTAAAAACAGTCAAGGGGTCACGATAGTTCCTTCTAATCTTAAAGTAGAAGAAAACTATTCAATATCATTTTATGATTTTTTCATTGATCAACAAGTAAATTTGGGTCCAGAATTTAAAAGTCCAAAAATTACAATTCCAATTACGAATTATGAATATGAAGAAAAAATAGAAAATAATAAAAGAAATATTTTTATTTTGAAACAAAACTACTTAGGAATTATTCTTAATGATATGGAGGAAATTATGGCATATAAAGAAGGCGCCTCCCAAAATCTGAGCGACACCTTAAAACGCGGAGACAATATACGTCTCTACTCTTAATTATTCAGCCAACTTTGAGAAGTATGCAAGGGCATCGTCCGTATCGTCATCGTCATCTGCACTATTAATTACAGGAAGTGTAGGAGATTTAGAGCGAGCATAAGACTGCTCTAGTTCTTCTACTACACGACTTTCTACAGTAGGAATTTGGGTATATGATTCATATTCGTCTTCTTGCTCAACAACTGCGCGAGATTGAGTAGGAGAAGTTTTCTGCCCCAGCACCATATTCATACGACGCTCAAGTTCTTCATAAGACTTGAATTGATCAGGTGCAGTAATTGCAGTCAGTGAATATTCTTTCTTCCAGATTGCTTCCATAGCATCATCATCGTCCAGCAGAGGTGCTACACGATCAAACTCCGATTTGTCGTAGTTCCAATAACCATCTTTTTTTACAATCTTCAGTTTGAAGTTTGCACCTTGCCAGAAGTCAAAGGGATTGATAGGAGTCTCATCTTCAAATTCAGGTTGCATTGCTTCCATAATCTTATCGAAGATTTTCTTGCCATATTTAAACAAGAAGACTTTACCTTCGTTTTCAGGATTTGCAGGATCTTTTATGACGTAAATATTAGAATAATAGTTTAATTTACGTTTTTGCTTACGAACAATTTCTTTATTTGTTTCAGATCCCGTGTTCCACAGTTCACGATTATATTCACCAAGTGGGTCCTTACCACCAATAGTAGTGAGACTGTTTTCTATATACCACCCACCAACACCTTGGAAGGCATGTGAGTACATCTTTGCCCAGGGAAGTTCTTCACCTTCTGGAGCAGGTAGAAAGCGGATGATTGCGGAACCGGACCCTCCTTTATCCATAGATGGTTTCCAGAGACGCTCATCAGTACTAGAAGTAGTTGTACTCATCTTTTCAACTTCTTTAATAAGTTTAGCAGTGAGAGAACCAATGCTAGATTGCTTTTTTAAATTTTCGAATGACATTTAGATTACCTCGTATTTGTAGGATTTGGCTTTTGCGACTTTGCTTAAGGGATCGTCCAGCCCACACATATTCTACAGGTCGAAACCAGTATTGTCAATCTGTTCTTTCATAATCTCAAGCATTTTTGTCATATTATTCAAAATAATATTCATATCAGTTCCAGGGGGCATACCCATCATTACAGCAGAATGAGTAATTTTTTCTTTCATTTCTTGTGCTTCTGGGTCATCAGATAAACTCATTCTCGTATAAAGGACTTTTTGTTTGTATAAAAGTCTTTCCAAAAGATCAACATGTCGTATCTTGTCTTCCTTGGTCATTGAAGGAAACTTAAATACACTTCCATAAACTTCTTCTTGAAGTTCAGCAATTTCGGTCATCTCTGCTCTAACCATTTCAGAATCGAAAAAACTCATCTTTCCCCCAGAACTATTTCTTTCAAGATTTTTCTAAAGTGAAATACCTCAATATGTATGAAGGGTGAGTACTTTTTAATTCTACGGCTTACGGTTTCCCACACTGGATCTCGTAGTTTCTTATCGAAGTTTTTTCTAAACATAAAGATTTTATCGTAGATTACCAAAGTCTCTAAACTAACTTTACCAGAAAGAAATTTTTTTAATAATGGAGGATGTCCTTTCGAACATTCAAAAACCTCTTCAAATTTATGTTCTTCAAACAAAAGTTGCGATTCTTCTTTGAATAGATAAGAAAGAGACTGAACTTTTTTCTGCCAGTTCTTATATCTTTCCTCACCTTCTTTTATTATCTCACCGATCCATAATGTTTCTGGATCCTTACAAGAGGTAAAGTTTGCAACAAAAAATTCTTCTACTTCTTGATCCGTCTTTTGTCTTGAAACTTTTTCGAACCACATTCTGTCTTTCCGTTTATAGAAAGATTGAACAGTTGCTCTTACTTTTCCATTGTAGGTGAAATAATCATAATCATTATTTACAAAATGACGCTTTAGGGCAAGATATTTTTGGTAGGCATCGTATGGCATCATTCATTAAAGAGGTAATTTTGCGCGAGAACTCCTTTTCAAGAAGTTAAGTTCAGTTGCTTCACACTTAAGTTTTTCTTTAAGTGGTTTAGAGATTAGTTTGGGAACTGATTCTAAATCAATATTATTTTGCTCACAAAAATTTACTATAGCATCAATATAACTAGTTTTCTGTTCCGTTACAAGACTTTCAATTTCTTGTGCAAATCTTGATGGGCAGAAAAATTTACTCTCTAAAACTTTCTCTAATTCATTTTCCATCTTGCCTAGTATTGTGATGTACAAATTCTTTTATGTATCGAACTAATAATTTAATATAGTCGCTTTTGTTTCTTTTGTCAAATACTTTGATTTCTCCACTCGGAGTTACCATAATAGTAATTAATTTCACTGGAGGAATTTTTGTTAATTCGTAATAAGCAGCAGCATAAAACATTTCTTGAACGAAGTAATTTTCAAGCCATTCTTCAGGTTTAATTTTTTCAGAGGTCTTGAAGTCAATTATTGCAAGTTCACCATCATACTCCCCAATACAATCAACACGACCGGCAAGTCCTAGATATTCAGAATAAAGAGTTCTTTCAATCGCATGAATATTATTAATTTTATCTAATTCTGGTTTTGCATGATAGAACATAAACTTTGAGAGTGGTTGATAATTATTCCAATCCAACTCTTTATTTTCAAGATAATCTTGACATACTTGGTGAAAATCAGTCCCTCTTGCAGTTGCTCTTTTAGTAATACGGTTTGCTTCCTCAAGACCAACTCTCTTTCTCCACTTAACAAAAATCTCACGATTGTAGAAAGAAGTTACAGAAGTAATAGAAGGAACCCATTGCCCGCTGGGTAGATTGTAGAGACGAATACTATCCGTAGTCTTACATTCTAATTCAAGATCACCCAGATAATTATGATGAATAAACGACATTTTATACTATAGTCCCAAAGATTTTTTAGCAATTACAAACTCTTTAACCAGTGGTGAACGGACAATATCATTGACCTCAAATTCAATTTTTTCAAACGAAGGCATAACATTTATCACACGAATAAAATCAATAATTCCATTTTTTTCACTCATTCTCGTTAAATCACTTTGTTCAATATCTCCCGAAAACATAATTTTAGTATTAAGACCACATCTAGAGATTACAGAAAAACATTCGTGTGCAGAGCAGTTCTGTGCTTCATCAACAATAATGATTGCATTGTCGAGAGTGACACCACGAATAAAAGAAGTACACCAAAAACTAATGCTTCCTTGTGCCTTTAAATTACCATAAAGCATTTCAAAGTCAGCATCTGTTGGCAACTCAAACATATATCTTACCATATTTTTATATGGTATTTCGAATAAAGATTTTTTATCATCTTCTGATCCAGGAAGAAAACCAATTTCTCTGGTTTGAACAAGAGATCTCACAATATAAATTTTTTCATAAGGTGTTCTTTCATTAAGAACTTCTTTAAGTGCATTATAAAGTAAAATAAATGTTTTTCCGGAACCAGGAACACCATGGGCAAAAATATTTTTTTCTTCGCTATAATACTTAAATAACAGTTTTTGATTTTCGGTGAGAGGTTCAATTTCTCTCAATGAATCACTATTGATTGGTTTTCTACGTTTTGTCTGTTTTATAGTAAGTCCAACGCCGATTGGTTGTTCCTCTCTTCTTCTTCGTGCCATATATTTTAAATAGGTTTTACTCTTGATCCTGGAGACTTGGAAGCAGTTTTTAAAATTTCATTCCACCCTGGATGTTTATTGACAAGTTTTGATTGCCACTCACCAACTTCTCCAGGACTTGCACATCCTTCCGACCAATCCCTTCGCCACTTAGGATTGTCTACGTACCATTGTTGAATATCATGAACACTCATTTCAACTTCTTTTTTCTCTCCAGTTTCTTTATGAACTATTGGATATATCGCCAAAATTTACACCTCTATTGCGCTGTTATTATTTATTCCAATGTTATTGAAGGTGCGTCATCACACTCAATGCAATCAATACACTCATCAATATCAGGATTTCCTTTTAAAAACTTTTGTAAATCCTCTTCAGAAACAAATACTTTAAAAATAAGACCAGTGAAATGATCTTTTAGACAGTAAGTTTTCATAATACTTCAGGGACTTAATCGTGCTTTATGTAGTCTTTTTTCCTCATAATATTCCCAGACATTTGGAGACCAAGATTTAAGTTCGGGGACAAATGCATCACATAATGCCTGAATCTCAAGCTGAGCATCAAGTTTTGAGCGAAGGTCCATAAAGTGAAGAACAGAACGAAGATTAAAAGAAACCACGAAGTTCTGCCGAATTGCCTGCGGAAGATAATCTCGTATATGTTCCTCACACATACCCTGCTCGTAGTACTCAGCATACTCGTCACACTCGCTTAGAATCCTCCCTAACTTGCGTTGGCGGTGTTCTTCGGTCCATTCATACTTCTTACCCTTACGGTTGGTGTAGAACCCCACAGGGCGCACATAGAAGACCTCCTCAACATCAAGTTCCCTCTTGGAAACCTTGACGACACGCATTCCGGTATATCTTTGAGATTGAACGTCCCAAGAAGTTCCAATACGAT